AGGCACATCATCTGCCTTTTCCATTCTACCTATTGGTACAAAACCACCTTCAGCTCTTAAATCCATTTCTTTGCCATCTAGATCTAGTAGTGGCATAGTCTTTTTAGCCACTGGTTCTTTCATAGAACCACCCTCAGCCCTAAATGCTCTTGCTCTAAAATCATCACGAGTTCCTGCTCTTAATATAGATTGTCTAGCTTCCTCTATATCTATACCGGTATTATCTGCTAATGCTTGTGCCTCGTCCTCTTGTTCTGGTGTTAGTAAACCTGCTAACGCTGATACTCCCAATATTCCAAGTCCTGCTTTACCACCTATCATATCTAATAAACCTCCACTTCTAGTCGCATCATCAGCAAGAGCTTTTCCAAATATTTTTTCTCCAATAGGAGATCCTTTAAATTTTAAAAAATTTTTTGTAATACCAGTACCTAAAGGTGTACTAGCTAAACCTCTAAATGGACCCATACCTGCAAAACCAAATCCTGCGCCTATAATTGCAGCCTTACCAATCGGTGATTTTGCAATCTTCTTAACTGTTCTTGTAACTTTCTTAACAAGTTTACCTAGACCATACATCTGTCTTGCAGATTCAAAATCAAACTCACCACCTACAACATTACCACCATCCGCGTAACCTGCTGCTGGTATGCCTGTTTGTAAAACTTCAACACCAGAAGGTATTGCTGCCATAGGTCCAGATGTATTTTCTGGACGACTTTGAAAAATTCCTAACAAAGGACTATTTGGATCTGCTTGTTGTAATTGTTGAGGTTTTGCTGATGGATCCACTACGGCCTCAAAATCAGGTCTACCCATGAATGGTTGTTGCATACCACCACCTGAACCTAAACTAGATTCAGCTGATTCTAATCTTTGATTTATTTCTTGTAACATTTGTTCTGCAGAAGATACACCGCTACCTAGTTGATTTAGTCTAGGCATGATACCACCTTCTTGCGCACCTATTCTACCACCATCAGCTCTGAATGCTAATCTTAAACCTTCGTCTTCCTCTGATTCTTGTTCCGTAATAATTGGTTCTTGTTTCGGGATTATTGGTAAAACTATCTGTGAACCATCTGACTCATCTCTCTGTTGATCTATGAGTTCAGCTATTCTATCTTTAGCCATCTCATCTTCTCCAGGAAATCTAGCACCTCTTTTTAGTTTACTTCTATCAATAAAATCTCTTACAACATTTAAAGCTAGTCCAGATATACCAGGTAGGGTAATATCCCTACCTCTAAAATTTTCTGCCATAGTAGCTGGACTCATGCCAGCATAATCCAAAGCGCTCATACCTCTTTGTTGAAAATCTGTATCTCTACCCTGACCTCCACCATTTCCTGGTCCAGGCCCGGCACCACCTTGATCAGTTCTTCCTCCTTGATACCCCTCTGATCCAAATCGAAGTCCTATACGTCCTCCGTCTTGTAACATCTGTTTTGCTTGTTGTGCTCTAGTTATGGCCATCGTTCTATTCTATTTTGTTTTACCTAATAAATCAAGACTCGGCATTATAACAGTTACATCTCTTCTGATGTCCTCTGGCGATATACCCTTGTCTTTCCACTCTTTGTCATTTTTATATTTCTCACCTGTTTTCTTATTTGTTATCTTCTCTATTATCTTATCTGGTTGTAGTTCTATCATTATGTTGTTACCTCTCGCGGCTGTATCTCTAATATTGAAGCTATGACGTGCAGCTCGTTCGCGTCAGAAGCTTGTACTTTAAGTATCTCACTCTCTTCCATTACAAGAGGATGAGTTAAAAGTTCTGTTGTAGTATTAGTATCTACTGCTTTAGTTTTAAATAAACTAAATATATTAGAGGATGCATCCACTAACGTTACATCTAGATTACAACTAGATCCTGCATCGTTTGATACTAATATAGATTTAACCACAGTAGTTGTTGCAGTTGGCACCGTATATAATGTTGTAAGATCAGTTGTTGTTAGATCTACTTTTTTATTTTTAAAACTATTAGCCATTAATTTAAAAAGAAGTTAAACGCTTCTACCTCCTGTTTTAGTTCTTCTTGAAATGTAGTATTTAATTTTTCTACAATTGCATCAAGATCTCTAACCTGTGACTCAGCTACAGTTAAATCATATTGTTCACTAGCTCTTGTTAATACTTGTACTATCTTTGCCATTATCTACGTCCATCTGGTTGTGTGTCTAACCTAAAAGTCCCTAACTTCCAGTTTTGACTAGTTGATGTGTTTTCTACTTTTAATGCAATAGCTCTTGCCCTAGCACGTGTATCTACTTTTTGTGTAGAAGACGTTATATCAAATGGTCCTAGTGATGAGCTTGCTGCTGTATCGTTTGGAAAATTTCTTAGATTTAATGTGACTCTGGTTGTTCCTGTTTGTGATATAAAGTCAGGTATAAATCTTCTTATCTTCATTATAAACTCACCATCTCCTCTAAATGTTGCGACACCGGTCTGTTGTCCTGTTGGAGCTCTCTGAGCTGTGATATCAAAATCTCCAGATGTAATACTTGCAGTAATCGCCGTGATAGTTCCGTTTCTATTTTGATCTGTTCCTGTCTCATGTTCATAGTAACTTGTTCTGCCCTCTGTATTTCCAACCACATCAAAAGATGTATCGGTGGACGCATCGTATTCTAAAGCGTGTGGTTTACCAAATACTGCAGAGTCTCTCCACATCGTTCTTGCTAAACTACCAACTGTCCATACTGGTCTTTGTGGTGATGAATCAAAATAATTATATGCAACCATTCTATTTACCACTGAGGAGTTAGACTCTGGATAGAACCACATGACCTCACCAAATAGATTATTTAATCCAGCAGATACCATCTGATTACCTGAATCTAGATTTATATTATCATAAACAAAATCCTCTACCAAACATGGTAAAGATTCTAATTTACCAGCATATCTAAAGAAACCATTCTCAGACATCCAGTATGCAGCACCATCAACCTCAACACATGCATTCTGTCCAACGAGTCCGCAGTTGGTTCCAACCTGTGCGAATGCAAATGTAAATGGCGATCCAACAAAACGTTGTGTAAATAGTGCGGTATCAGTCCATACATATAAAGCATCTCTACCTCTAATCGCTCCTCTGATCTGTGATCCGTCGGCCAGTCTTTGTGTGCCAGCTGTATTGGTTGCTGTTGGTGTATACGTATTTATATCCTCTTGGTCAGAGAATCTAATAAACATATCATCTTGTGTTGATACATCTCCAATAGTTGTTTCTGTTCCATAAAATACTAAGTGACGATCCGGTGTTGATACAACCATATGTCTTGATGCGGTAGGTGCACCAGTTATAATTGCAGCTCTTGTTTCAGTGGCATTTGATAAACTAGAGTCCCATGAGAAAACTGCACTATCATGAATTAAACATATCGCTTTATCACCAAAATTATCTATGGACCACATACCTGGTTCTAATACTAAGTCACCTGACGCTGCCTCACCCCACGCGACAAAGTCTGACGAGTTTGTAACTGTAGCACCATCACTATGTGCTGACCTTGTAGAGTTTCTAACAGCTCTTGTAATACCAGTTAAATTATTTCCAGATATCCCTGTGTAAGAGATTTCCTCATTCCCAACCTGAATAAAGTTTGTACCTGAACTTGGAAACTGTGAAGCATCAGTTAGAGTTATAGATGTTCCTGATCCACCTGTTCCTGCGGTATCATCTAACAACGCTCCATTTAAAGTTGTTGTTAAAGCAGAGGTATCTTCACCACCCCAAGATCCTAGACCCCAACCAAATCCTTTTGCTTGCACCGCTGGTCCTACAGGATAATAATGCTGTACTCTAATACCACCTGATGTTGTTGCACCAGATCCTGACTCATTTGATGGCATTGTAATTGTAATGGTTGTTGCATTTGGAACTGTGGTAACCATAAATTTTTTATCGTCAAAGTCAGAGGAACTAAAATTAGAATCAGTAATAGTAGAAAAATTATCTAATAATATTATATCTTGAGGATTAATACCGTGAGATGTGCTGAAAGTTATTGTAACAGTTGGTGATCCGTTAGTCGTGGTAAACGCACTTGTTAATGTCGTTGTGGATTTAATTGGATGTATGTCATAAAACACACCTCCAGAAAAAGCATATAATATTCTGTTAGTCCCAATAATAGAATATTTTCTAGATAAACTATTTATAAATTGGTGCAGTCCTCTACCCGCGCCTGTTAATTCATTAGATCCTGTACCACCTAATTGGTTCCAGCCACCTATTTTTTCAGGTGTGCCATATCTAAATCTAACATTGTCACAATCTATCCACTGACCCTCTGCTCCTGTGGGTGTGATTTGTTTATTTATACCTGGCTGAAAACCTATCTTTTGTAGCATAAGAGTCCTTTTTTTGTAATGTTATACGTAATATCACAGATTTTAAAGGTTTGAAAGGTTCTATTTTTCGTATTGATCAGGGCGATCTTTATCGAGAAGAACTCCATGCTCTTCAACTCCCCCATATTTATCTATGGCTTTTCGAATAACACCAGTTAAAACAGTCATAAATTCATAGCAAGATTTTCTATTTAAAACGTAATGACCTCTTCTTATAATTATAAAAAATATCTCTTTCCAAGTAAACTTTAATTTTAGATTCTCTTCTGTAAATTTAAAATCCATATTATGTCCCTAAAAACCAAGATGTTACTATGTATTTATCTTCGCCTAAAGGGGGATTTCCTCTATGAACATAAGGAAAGTCAGCTGGAAAAATACATGCACGTCCTGTTTTTGCAGGCACTCTTTGATTTTGATTTAAAAATTCTGTCTCTCCTCCTTTTTTAACATCATTTAAATATACAGTCCACACTAGAGCCCTATTGCAACCTAGATTACCAAAACTTCTCTCTATGTGCCATATGTGATAACCTCCACCAGGTTGTGTTTTTTGAATTTTTGTATTAGTAAAATGAAGCTCTTTTATACCTGAAATTTTAATAAAGTCTGTTTTTTGAATATAAACCTCTAACAATTGTTTTACTTTACCACATAACTCGTCTAGTTCTGCTGGCCAATTATTGTGTTTACTATAACTTATTGACTCATCATTTTTTTCTGCTGGTAAAGTAAATTCCCCTTGAACTCTATTAAAGCTAAACATTTCTTTTTGTTTTTCAAAAATGTCTATTAAAGTTTTACATAATTTTGGCTCTATAAAACCATCATACACAGCTATGGAGTCTTTTAAATTTATACTTTGTTTAATTTTTTTTTCTTTTTTCATTCTATACCTCTGGGTTATATTTCATATATTCACGATGTGGATGTTTAATTTTGTCATATTTATGATCTTTATTAGGACCATTTTGGTCAACATAATGAAAAAAAGTTTGTAAATGATAATCTCCTTTAAAAACCTCTCTCCAATGTTCATCTTCACATCCAAGATAAATTACAGCATCTCCTTTATTCATTTCAATAGCTTTCCCTTCAATATATAAAGGCCACTCAGTGCCATCACTATCCCACATAGCAGAAACGGATATCTCACAAGATGGTCTATCTTTATGTTTTTCTAAGTCAGAATTATAAGTATAAAACCTTGTAAATCCATAAGTTGGAAAAAGTTTTAAACCTGTTTCTTTTTCCATTATTTTTTTCTTTTGTACTAAAAGAGCATCTGTAAAACAATCATTTCTAAATATAGAGTCACAGTTACTGCCCTGTATCTGGTCAAAATTAGTTTCATTTCTTTTGTGCATTAAATGAAAATAATGTGAACCTATCTCAAGTTCTTTTTTTGAAAGAAAATTTTTTATTAATTTATATCTAAAATTTTTTCTTATGATGCCCATGATATTATCGAATACCTCGTTCCTTTTGTAATTGGTTTTACCCCGTGTGGATATAAAAAACTACTTGGCCAAATTATTAATCTACCTGATTGTGATTCTACTTTTACAGAAAGTTTTGATGTTGTTGGATTATAAAATTCTAATTCACCACCTTCATAATCATCGTTTAATAATAATATAGCAGATAAAACTCTAGGAAATCCTTCAAAATGATCTATGTGTGGTTTATAATGACCACCAATTTCATATTTTAAAACTTCTAAAGTTTTTATAGAATTTAAACATACTCCATAACTGTTAGCAAATTCTTTTTCATAATAACCATAATGATCTCTGATGACAGACATTATATAATTACACCAGTGTATTTTGGTTTTAGAGCCACAGTCCCAATCCATTAAAGAATATGCCTTCACATCTCTTTTATTTTTATTTATAATATTATCACCAACTCCGGCTTGTTTAAAATTTTGAGTTATTGAATATTTGATAATAGAACTTATGATTTTTGGAGATATAACATTATCATATACCTTAATATAACTTTCTAATTTCATAACTTAAATATATATTACTTTCTAAAAAAAGTAAACTAATAATACATTTCTTCAGTATACAATTCAGGACAACCAGGGAGATTATAAATATAATCGTCTACTGAAAAATTTTCTGGAAAAGACTCTACTCCATCTCTATCTATACCCTCTAAAAATGTAATCATACCTTGAACTTTAGGATCTGTATTAATATGTTCTTGTGCCTTGTCTCTAAAAGCAGCTATTAACTCATCTACTCTTGATGATAATATATCTTTTGCAACCACTGGATCTGTTATTGCTGGTACAACTTTATCCTCATAAGAGATCTCTCGTGTATCAGGATTATAAGTAACGTATTTTAAATAACGAGCAACCTTATGAAAATCGTCATCACTAACCTCTTCTGCATATATAGTTGGTGATGCCATCCAATGATCTTTTGTGGCCTCATTAGAAGCTAATCGGTAAAATAAAGTGTCTTTAAAAAGTATATATTTTGCCATTTTAATTATTAACTTCCATTATCAAAAACTAATAATGCACCTTTCTTTCCTGATTGAGAACCGACTTGTGTTGTTGATCCTGGGAATTGGTGAGCACCAATACCACCAGTACCAAAAACATTTGCAGAAAACATAAAACCTTCTCTTTGTGTGCTGATATCACCAGGATTTCCAATTTGACCTACGGAAAGATCAGATGTTGGAGAACTTCCTCCAGCACGTTGATTAGAAGCATTTAAAGTTGTTACCTGTGCAATAAATGTTCCACTTCCAATAGTTCCTGGATTTCCAGGGTTTCCACCTGATGTTGTGATACTTCTGTTTCCTCCATTTCCTCCGTTTAGAGAAAATAAATTTGCTATACTGGTTGTTCCACCTGCACCACCACTAGTGGATGAGTTACCGGTAGAATTACTACCAGCAGTTCCTGGTGCACCTACAGCGTAAGGTTGTGAAAAAGGAGGGGTAATGTCTGATGTAAATATTCCTACAACTCCAAAACCTCCAGCTCCGGCTCTTCCAGATGGGTTATCTGCGTTTGGGTTATTCGGGCCTCTAGATGTCCCACCTCCACCGCCTCCTCCCGAAGCAGCGTAAGCAATTATTTGATTTCCGTTTGAATTGTATGTTCCTGAAGCAGGTCCTGTTGCATAAAGTTTTGGAGTCATAACTGCTCCGCCTGATCCAGATTCACCAGCTATGACTCTTCCTGATGAGTCTACAGTCACAGTTGCTGAGTTGAAAGTTCCTTTTGCTGATTTTATAATTCTTGGCATTATTTTCTTTCCTCCTTAAAATTTATTAATCAACCATCTCCACATAAGAAACGTGAAAAGCTAAATCGTTAGCAGCACCAGCTGTAACAGCGATTATATCTGTTTCATCTAAGTAGATAGGTCTTGCAATTAAATCTAAAGTTGAATCTGCAGGCACAGAGATTGTGCTTGCGATTGCAAAATAAGTTGAACCATTATCATTACTAATCTCTACTGTTGCATCAACAGCACTAGTTCCATCAATGTTTGCTAATAATATCGAATCAATTCTCACTGCAGTTTCTGCAGGGACATCAATCATAGTAGTTCTGTTTGTATCAGATAAAGTACCCATAGCATTTTTAGGGGTAATCGTTGCTATATTTACAAGATTCGGTGTTGCCATTTTTTATTCTCCTTCTAGATTAATATCCGAAAACCATGGAAAAGACAATACCTTTTCCATCAGTAGTTACAACTTGAGTAGAACTAGTTCCTGGTGATGCATTGGTTACTTTTGTTCTACCAGTGCCATTTGGAGCTATAGTTATATCTCCATTTGCTGCATCTGTAAGAGTAACAGTTCCTGCATTTGTTCCACTATTTGTGTTTAAAATTAAATCTGATGCACCACCTGTGGTTACAGTTAGCGTTCCAGCTCCATTTGAGGTTAAAGTAGCAGCTGCCCCACTATCTCCAACTTTTACTGTGTCTGCTCCAAGAACAACATCTCCAGTTCCGTTAGGTATAATATCGATATCTGCGTCAGAAGTCGATACAATATCATTCCCATTAACATCTAAATTACCACCTAGTTGTGGAGATGTGTCAGAAACTACATCTGTAAGACCAGTAGCAATAGTTAAAATTTTTGGATTTGTTGCATCAGGATTGGCTGATGCAAATACTAATTTATCACCTTTGTCTGTTGCTGCAAACGTAAGTGAATCACCTGAACCAGTTGCGTATTTAAATTGTACTGTGTGAGATCCAGATGTTGAATTTCTTAAAAAATAAAATGTTTGAACATCGTTTGGAATAGTTACGATTTGATTTCCAGAAATAGTCCCTGTAAATTCTATCATTCTGTGTGCAAGTTCTGCGCCAGTTGCTCCATCTGAAACTGAAAGAGCTGTGGTTTGTGCACCACCAGCTATAGATTTTTGTACAAATCCACCAGAAATTTGTTCTACTAATTGTAAGTTTGTATTAGTTTTTGTTCCCCATGTACCGGCGTTTTCACCAGTTGCTTGAAGTTCTATACCCAGAGGGCTAAATGTTGATGCCATAATTTATCTCCTATGCAGCGTCACTATAACTTGTATTTGATCCAGTTGCAACATCTGTATACGAAGAATTTGAACCTGTGTCAACGCTTGAATATCCTTGAATTCCAAAACCTGTTGAAGATCCAAAGATAGCAACAGAAGCTGTAGCAGATTGACCCGTTAGTCCCATAACATCAGCAGGACTTAAAGATCCTACAGAAGAAGTTGCTGAAATTCCAGTTAAACCCATTACATCAGCAGGCGATAAACCACCTACTGAGGATGTTATTGATAAACCTGTTGGGATTATAATAGGATTAGATGAAATACCAACTTCACCAACACTCGTTGTTGCTGATACTCCTGTAACTCCCATTACATCTGCAGGTGTTATAGATCCAACAGAAGAAGTCGCAGCTCGACCTGTTACCCCCATTACATCTGCAGGAGTTAAAGACCCTACTGATGTTGTTCCAGCGACTCCTGTTGGTACAACAGTTACATTACCAATTATTGTTGGTGTTCCAAGACTTACAGTTGCAGAAACTCCAGTAACTCCCATAACATCAGCAGGTGATATAGATCCTACCGATGCTGTTGCTGATTGACCATCAAGTAATACGGTTCCTTGGATACCCCAAGCATTATCATTCCAAGCTTGTCTTCCCCAACCTGAATTTATTTCTGCTGAAACTGTTACAGAACCAACTGCTGTTGTTGCAACACCAGCGGTGTCTATTGATACATCTAAACTACTTTCACCCCAGTTTTCAAAACCCCAACTATCAGAGCCCCAACCTTGTTCAGGAAAAGATTCTACACTTCCAACTGATGTTGTTGCTGATACACCAGTTAATTGAACAATTGCTGTATTAGATTGCCATGAGTTTTGATTCCACGCTACGAGAGGATCATCTCCACCCCAGATTGATGTTTCTGACATAAGGAGTCCCTCCTTATGCTATCCTGATAATAGCGTTAGATGCGTCTGCTGTTGGAAATTGAATTGTAAAAGTTCCACTTGTTACAGTTTTATCAGAACCAAATGCGATTACTGCACACGCAGGATTACCTGATGCAGAGCTATTGTAAATTAAAGCACCATTTGCTGTAAAAGATGCACTTGTAAAACTTACATCTGAAAAATCACATACTGCAGTCGTGCTGTCAGTTGTAGGTGTAACACTTGTTAGTGTTGCCCCACCAGAGGTATAAGCAGTACCAGATGAATTAGTTATTTCATTAGAAGATGAAAAAGCAGTTGTGCCTGCTCCTAAAGTTGCAGAGCTTGTGTATAAAGCTATTTTAAAAGTGTTACCAGTTGTAGCTGTAAAATCATGAACTCCTTTTAAAAGTTCTACCTTAAAACTTGTACAAATTGCCGATGTTATTGCCATGCTTCAATCTCCTATGGGTTTGCCGAGGTTACTGGAATACGAACAGCGCCATCAGTGTAGTCATCTCTTCGTCTTCTACCAACTTGCTCGTTAGCAAACTTCTGTACCTCTTGTTTATATTTATTTTCATACAAAGTCAACATATCTATCGGACCTTTTAAAAATCCATATGCCTCTGATAGACAGCAATATAACAGTCCATTTGGAAAGTTAAGACTAATGTAATTAGTATTATCACCTTCTAATAATGCAGGCGCCGCATTAAAATGCACTCTAAATTTGTATGTTGTGTCAGGGACCGGCGCAAACATCATTCTACCGGATGTAGTATCAGACTCACCCGTAGCACCACCAAACATAGCATAATATTTAGGTTGACCTCTTTTAGCTGATTCTGTTGAAGATATATATTCTTGAAGATATGATACATCTTTTTTTTGTAAAAATACATTCGCTCCTGTCGTAGCGGATGTTGAATCATAGACCTGTATCGCTCTTATAAATACACATCCTGCAGGTGCATTAATTGTCTCTTGTCCTGCTACTAGATTACCTATCTGTTGTTTTCTATCTGCATCAATAGGAACATCTCTAAATATTCTGTACTGTGCATTTAAGATTATATTCTCTAAAACAGCGTCTGTTAATACATTCGAATCTGTTTCAGTATAATTTCTAATCTGTGTTTTTAGTCCTGATGCGCTTAATCCAGCCATTATACCTCTCCTGCTACTTCTTTACAAATAGGACAGCTTTTTTTGTACCTACTATGTGTTCCACATTTTACTGCTTTACCATCAACATCTGTATACGTAGGAGTTTCTGGCTCTGGTGTTTTTAAATATAACTCTGCATGTTCATCCATGTCTTCTGGGCACGCACACTGTTTAATGCCAAATAAATTACAAATAAAATTTTTAATTTTTTTAATCACGCTGTTACCGTTACTGGTCCCGCTGATGCAGAACCACCTCCTCCTGTTTCATTTATACTAGATGTTGTAGCAGTTGCAAAGGTATATTTATCATCACTTACTTTAGTAATTAAATAACCTGCAGCTAAATTTATTGTTGCTGCTGCAACTCCACCTACTGTTTCTGAATCTCTAAATCTAACTCGATCGTTTGTTGATCTTCCATGATCAGGTTCATCAACAGTTATAGTTGCAGATCCATTTGTTGTGGTAAATGGGTTTAATGGTAAAAGTTTTGGAACAGATGTTTCTACTCTATCAGGTCTAACATTACGTAAAGATATAGAATCACCATTCATAGGTTTTGGTTCTAATTGTGGTTGCTTTGGTTCAAATTCAGATACATGCACAAACGCACCATTCCATTCTCTAACCATTTCTTTGTATGGAAACTCCATACCTGATCTATCTGATATTGCTCTTGCGTATTTACCTGTTGCGTACTTTGCCATTATGTTCCCGGATAATAAGCTTTAGGCGTAATGTGTGTGCTCGAAGCTGATCCGTCCTCCGCTAATGCTCTTGCAAATTCATCTTCATAAGCAAGTTTCATTGGTTGAATTAAGTTTGGTTGGTATTTTTGTGCTAGATAATATGCAAGCCCTGATACCATACAAGGCACAAATCTAAATGGTACATCAGTTGCGTTTGTATAATCTCCAATATCTTGAATTCTTTTTATAAAAAAGAAGTGCATATCTTTAGATGCATTTGTTGAATCTGGTGTTGGATAGATATGTATTGTAACTTTATCTATAAATCTCTCTACCCAATATTGATTAGGTGTACCTTTAGATAATTTATTAGAAAATCCTGCGTATGTAGATCTGTCTACCTTTGTCATTGGACTATCTGATTGTGTTGTCTGAGTTCTATTAGATCTTAATTGTGCTTCAAGAACATCGGACATTCCAAATACACTTGCTGGATCTGTGGTTGTAGCTGACGTTCCATCATCACTAGACCTAAAAAAATCATAGTCTGCCTGGCCTTCAATAAGATCTAGATTAGTTGAACCTACTTCCCAATAATGAATACCTCTATTGCCCCATTCTTGAAATAAAATATTAAGAGATCTTCTAGCAGATTTAAGTTGATAACCTGCTACAGAATTTAATCCGATACGTTCGAAAGCATCTTCTATTATTTCATCAACGGCAAATGTTTTATCAAATGTTGTTGTACCAGAGGTAGTATTAGCCATTTACCCTCCTATCCATCAAAGAATACTGTAACGCTTGTTACTCCATCCCCTACATTTAAATATGCACCGCTATCAAATAAAACACCATCATCTGGTATATATGGATCAATAAAATCGTCTTGATTGGGTGTATCTAATTCTAACAAAATACTTCCTGAAGTAGAAGTGTTTCTAAAAACCATAGATCCTGCTGTTGATGAACTAACTCCATGTAAACCTCTAATTCTAGTTCTGCCTGCAAAAACTATTCCCTCTTTAGCAGTCCCTGTAATACCAATAGAGGTATTTGTGCTGACAGCTGCATCAGCTGCAACTTGAGTTACAGTTAAAAATTTGTTTGTAGAGGTTACAGTGTTATTATTAGGACCACTAATATCTTCAGTTTGTGCATCTCCATTAAGATCAGTTCCAGTGATCGTCATTGTAACACCAGAAATATTTCCTGTTGAAGTAAAAGTAATAGTCTGAGGTAAATTACCTACTGTTGTGTTAGCTAGTGTAAAATTACCAGCACCACCTAAAGTTTGAGCAGCAGCTATGTGAGTAGTTACTGCACCGAACAATTTAAAATGTTTTGCCTTTACGTCTGTTGACATTTTTTTCTCCTAAAGTTTGTGTGGGCCGAAGCCCACACTATTACTTATTACAGTTCAGTATTAGCTGTTCTCTCTTTGGCTACATTAATGTAATCAAGAGTTAGAACTTTAGCTGCTGCTTCTCCGTTTTTAATTCCAAAAGAAATAGCTAAGTCTTCATCATCTGGTGCATTTGTATTTACAACAGTTCCGATTTCTCTATTATCTTTGTAAACGTGAAACAATCTATCTTTAGTATCATAATAGAAACCAATAGTTACAAAAGTATCATCAGCTAATGTAGCAGTAGTTAATGTAGACTCTCCTGAGTCTTTTTCTACTACAAACTCTAATGATGTTGAACCATCCGCTTTTCTAAAAAATATACCATCAGTTACACCACCAAAAGGATCTGTATCGGTGATATGTAACCCAATAGCTAAATCTGTTTGAGTTGCATCACTAACTTTAAATCTGCAAGAAAAAAATAAATCTTTGCCTGCTTCAAATTTATAGTTTTCAATAGTTCCGGACGCATGTCCTTTCCATTGTAAAGCATCTAAATCATCATCTCCTGCTGCGTTAGTTATAACTAGTAAGCCTCCGTCGCCAGTCGCTACAGTTTCTGTAGCTGAACCTGTTCCAGCTTCTGTAGTAGTGATTGTATAATCAGCTGCTACAAATTTATCGAAGTCGTTATGGC